GTGGTAAATTCAATCCATCATGTAATTTTTTAACCTTATTTAATTTTTTGTTTCAATATATGGTATGATCTCTTGTTTCTTGAGCTTTAACAGGGTCTTTCATTCTTTCCATTCAACCATCATGTCTTTTTTTACATTCTCTATCATATTCATCAATGGTCATGTTTTTTCAATGTTTTTTTATTTTTTCTATAGCTTTTTTAGAACTTATGGGATCATTTCAAAATTTATATATACCATTGACTACTGTGTTATACATTAAATCATAATTTTGTTCCCATCTTTTTTTAGTACATTTGCCATGATATACTATATGATCATTGAAATTCATTAACTTTAAATTATCAGGCGAATTATTAAATGGATTATGATCTTTATGGTGTATACATTCATTTATTTTTCTTGTTCTATGTGTGTAATCACTAACAGTTTTATGTGTTGTTTCTCATTTATCATCCTTTAAATCATAGATATATTCATATTTTTGTTTATATTTAGATGCCCCTTTTAATTTGATTTCTTTAGTATATAAAGGCATCAAAGAATCATTAACCTTTAATTCATCAGCTCTTGTCTCACCACCATCACGTGTTATTCATTTATGATCATATGTAGTATCAAAATAAGCACCATCATCTAAATGAATGCGTATAAGTTGTTCATTTTTTCTTGTTATAGCAGCGTTAATAATTTTATTTGGTTCCATTCTATATGTTTCTTGATTAATAGAATATACTCAGTTCTCTTTACCATCATTATATTCTTTAATGATATCAGTTAATGGTAAACTTCGTCCATCAAGCAATTTTATTTTGGTATCATGTCTAATACAATTCACATTATTTGCACTCTCAAGAACACCAGTTTCAGGGTTATATGTTTGTTTCCTATTCATTTGCTTTTTAATTTTGTTAACATATGCTAATGCTTTATCTCTTGGCATATTACCCACATCAATCTTAAATACAAAACGCTCTGGTGCTCTTACAAGTCTATATATTATAACAGAAGCTTCTAATAATTTTAATTGATTATATGCTATTTTACAATTTTCAAGGAATCCATATACATCATTTTTATTGTTTCCATATCTGTATGGTATAAATCCAATTTGTTCTGGTAAAAATACCACAACATTTTGATCCAATTTAGCTTCTTCTATCGTCTTTGGTTTCTTAGCACCCTTTCTTAAGTATTGTACATAAGCATCTATTCTTCCCGTTTGATAATTATAAAAATAATCCATAGAATCGGCTGGTAATTTTTTTATTGCTTTTATGCCTTCTTTATGATGTGATGTATTAATGATTTTTTCAAAAAATAAACGGCCATCAATCATATAATTATAAAATAAATCTCATATAGCTGTATTAATATCCAACTGATCAAACATAAGAGATTTAAACTCTTGATTTAACGTGTTTGTTATGTTTTCATTTTTGGATATTTTTTCATCTAATATTTGAAGTGTAATGACATTGCCATTATCATTTTCTTGTGTTGATTCATTAACAGCATCTTCAATTACATCTGAAATCTCTGGCATAGCTGACATGTTTCTATATTTTGACACTCTTTCTTTGTTAGTTGTTAATTGTTTGTTAAGAAATGTGTTATAGAATGTGTTGAATGATGTTAGACTTTTTGTACCAGCATCAATACCTAGAGCTTCATAACCTTCACCTTGTTCTTTAGATAACTTTTGGTCTGATATCCTTGAATCACCTTTTGTTTTAAATGCCTTTGTTTCTTCATTTAAAAATGTTTTCTTTAATCAATTTATCATTATTTATCGCCTTTTTCCTGTAAAAAATCTTTTCATTTTTGCACCAAGTCTTCTCTTTAATGTTACACTAAAATCTCTATGCCATGATCTTACAATTTCTTTCTCCAAGTCATCAAATTTTATGCTTCTTAAATTTCTTATATAATATGTTGGTTTTGTCATATACCTTCTGAAAGCTAACTTTAAATAAGGATATCTCCTCTTAACCACATTTCATGTAAATTCAACTGTCTTTCCGTTTTCTATTTGTTTTTTTCATATAGATACGAATTTTTTTCTATCATTACGTGGTATATAGTTCAAATTTATACCTTGTATCAGTCTTCATTGATGTCCTGTGTTTGGATGTATACCTTTAATAGCATTTATAAAAATAATCATAGGTGAAGCATCATTCTGGTAAGCACTATATTTAAACTCATAGAAATAACCTGATTTAAGTGTTATACCACTATGTTTTGACTTTTTTAAAACTTTTAACGGCATTTATTATCAATTCCTTTTCATATATTTATATAAAACATTTATAAATATATATACTATTTATAAATAATAACAAAAAGGAATAATAATATGTCTAATTCTCTTGAAGATGCTTTTAATATCGAGGATGCCCGTGTAGAAATAAAAACCTTCAAAACAATCTTAAGTGAAATTAAAGAGATACCCAATCCAAATTTAATAGTAACAGCTGCTATAGAAAAAGCAACAATATTCTTAGACTTAGTACACTCAGAAGTTGAAAATGGAGGAATGAGTCCACGCTATATGGAAGTGGCAAGTCAATTGATTAATACTATAATCCAATCATCTGGGTTTCTTTCTAATGAAATGCAAATGGGATTTGATAATAGAATGAAAGAGATAACATCAGATCAAAAGAAAAGAGAAATAGACATAAAGGAAAAAGAGCTTGAGATAAAAGAAATGTATTATAATACAAAGAAAATAAAAAATGGTGAGACACAAAACAATATTGTGGTGACTGATTACAATTCTATATTAAAATTTTTAAAGGATAAATCAGTAAAAAGCATAGAATAGCCATTGAAAACATCAATTATATAAGTTATTGATTTTATTAACAAAAGTGTTGTTTACTCTTATGGTTGGTACAAAATAATTCAAAATACACTTAGGTTTCCATCAATTTTTATGCATTATTTTGATGTTTTCTATAATAAAATATAAATTTGTATGCTTATATCACTAAAATATCTACACAAAAGGACAAATATTAATGCCTGTAGTTTATGATGATTATATAAAAAAACCACATTTAACAATCAACTATGAGCCGTGGATGATCATGGAAATAGAGAAGTGTTCTACTGATTCAATCTATTTCTTTGAAAAGTATGTGAAAATACAACACCCTGATAAAGGGAAAGTGCCATTCATATTATATCCACACCAGAAGAGAATGCTGGAAGCTATAGTTAATAATAGATTTGTGATAATTAAGACCCCCAGACAATATGGTAAATCGAGTTTCTGTGCTGCTTTTATACTGTGATATACCTGTTTTCATTCAGAAAAAACAAGTGGTATTGTATCAAATAAACAGTCAGCGAGTATTGAGGTGCTTGATAGACTTAAAATTATGTATGAAAATCTTCCTAACTGAATCAAGCCAGGTGCTTTTAATTATGCTAAAACCATGGTGTCCTTTGACAATGGATCAAGAATAATAGCCTCAGCAACAAGCAAAGATAGTTTTCGTGGTTGAACTATAAATGGTATATGTTTATGTGATGAATTTTGTCATGTACATAGAAACAAACAAGAAGCTTTCTGATCAAGTAACTATCCAACAGTAAGTGCTTCAAAAGAAGCTAAAATGATTCTGATAAGCACACCATTGGGTATGTATGATATGTTTCATACTATATGGTTGAAAGCAGAAAAAGATAATGGTTTATTTAGAGCCATAGATGTTAAATGATATGAACATCCTGAAAGAGATGAAGAATGACTTAAAGAACAAGAAGATGCACTTGGTAAACGCCTTTTTAACCAAGAAGTGTTATGTAAGTTCCTTGGATCAACAAATACAGCAATAGATGCTAAAGTGCTGGAAATACTCTTAACCAAATACACATCACCAATGTTAACAGAATTAAATAGTAGATTAAAAATTTATGAAAAGCCTATAAAAAATACTAAATATATTATTGGTTGTGATATAGCAAAAGGCACTGGAGAACATTATTCCACAATGCAAATAGCTAAAGTGTTATCTGTAAGTCCATTTAAACTGGAACAGGTAGCTATATTTCAGGATAATCTTACTGATGTGTATGAATTTAGTGATATCATTTATAAGACAGCACTTTATTATAACAATGCTCACTTGATGGTGGAGAACAATGCTGAAGGCAGTGCTATTGTTAATAGAATATGATGAGATTATGAATATGAGAATCTTGTTAATGAAAGCTCAAAAAGTACAGGATTAGGTATTAGAGCAACACGAACCACAAAGCCTAAAGCTGTTATTATAATGAAGAAATTAATAGAGAATGGTGATTTGATATTGATAGATGAGAACACAATTAAAGAATTAACAACCTTTGTGGAAGACAAGAACAACGTTTTTAAAGGTAAAGATGGAGTGGCTGATGACTTAGTATCAGCATTATATTGGATGTGTTATATAGCAGAATTTGATGTATTTACTGATGATATAAGCATAAACACTCAGTCTGGTGATGATGGATGAGGTGTTTTAACTGAATATGATGAAATTATGGCATCATAATATTGTAATATAACTACATTTTAAAGAAAAGTTATATAAAAACCTATTATTTTATAAATAAAAGTAGAGTTTATAGAATAATATAAACAATTAATGGTATAGGAGGAAATTTTATGGACGAAAAACTATTAAAACTTCTCGATTTAGGTAAACTTGATGAAAGTAAACAAACAGAGATCAAGGATAAATTTGAATCAATAATAGAAGTTAAAGTTGATGAAAAGGTTAAGGATAAACTTGACGAAAAAGAAAAAACAATGAAAGAGGGATTGACAAAATTGTATGAGGAAAAATTTGAAGCTTATAAAGATGATATAACTGAAAAATTTTCTAATTTTATTGATGAAATCCTTGAACAAGAAATGGTGCTTGATCCAAAGATCATAGAATTTGCTAGAAAAGGTGAATTATATGAAGACTTGATTGAGCAATTTAAGACCAGATTGGCTATTGATGAAGATATTCTTGACAAAGAAGTTAAAGACATTCTGAGAGAAGCCAGAGATGAAATTAAGAGTTTAAAAGATGAAATTAATACTAAAATTGAAGAATCACTGACTCTTAAAATAGAAAATGATAAGCTTAGTATTGGTAAATATATAACTGAAAAGGTTAAAGGATTACCAATTGATGATGCTGAAAAAGTGGCATCCTTGTTAGAAGATGAAAAAGATACTGAATCTATCGACAAGAAATTCGACATCATATGTGAAACCATTCTTAATGAAAAGAAAGATGACGAAGACGATGATGAAGATGAAGACGATGACGATAAAAAGAAAAAGAAGAAAAAGAAGAAAAAAGATGATGATGAAGATGAAGATGAAGACTTAGAAGAAAGTAAAAAATCATCATTAATAGAACATTGAGCAAATTCATTAAAGGAGGACAAATAATGAAAGACAATAGTTTACTAAAAAAATGGGCACCTGTTATTGATTCAGAAGATGCTCCTACAATTAAAAACAAAAAAATAAGACAAGCCACAGCTTTAATGCTTGAAAATCAAGCATCATGGTTGGTTAAAAACAACGGGCTGACAGAAGATATGTTAAATGAAACAACTTCTCAAGCATCATCCAGTTTAACACCGGGTGTTAATGCTTATTCAGCAAATGGTTTTTTTAATCAGGTAGCTATCCCAATGGTTAGACGGACATTCCCTGAGCTTATTGCTCATGAGATTTGTGGTGTACAACCTATGAATGGGCCTGTTGGTCTTGCGTTTGCAATGAGATTCATTGCTGATGGTACTTATGATAGTGCAACTGGAACTGAAATTGGTCATAATACTATTGATAGTGCATATACAGGATCACATGTAACCTCAGCTGGTGAAGCTCTTGGTTCTAATGTTACTGGTGATTTAGGTCTTGGTATTGGTGATGGTACTGGTATTGCTGAAATTTCTATGACACTTGAAAAAGCACAGGTTGAAGCAAAGACCAGAAAACTTAAAAGTAGATGGTCTCTTGAAGTAGCACAGGATATCGAAAACATGCACGGTCTTTCTCTTGAAGATGAAATGCTTGATGTTCTTTCTTATGAAATCACGGCTGAAATTGATAGAGAAATTATCGCTGCTATGAGAAGTGTTGCTGCATCTGGTGGTAAAGATTATAGTTCAGATTTTGATGGACGATGGGAATCTGAGAAATATAGAAACCTCTATAATGTAGTTATCAGAGAAGCTAATACAATCGCAATCAACACAAGACGTGGGCCGGGTAATTTCTGTGTAGCTAATCCTACAGTAACAGCAGCCCTTGAAACACTTGCATCTTTTGCTATTCATCCTGTAAACACTGATGTTAACACAGCAGTTACGGGCGTGTCAAAGGTTGGTTCTCTTGATGGTAGAATGACACTCTATAGAGATACATTCCAAACAGATGATAAATTTATGGTTGGATACAAGGGGCCCTCAGAATATGATGCTGGTGTAATTTATTTGCCTTATGTGCAGTTAATGTTAAGCAAAGTCACGGATTTCGCATCATTCAATCCATCAATTGGCTTACTTTCCAGATATGCAATACATAATACGATATTTGGTGCTGCGAATTATTACAGACAAATTCATGTAACATCAATGCCATAGAATATAAACAATCATGAGTTAATCTTTTAACTCTGTTTATATAACCGAAATAGGGAGTAATTTTTTACTCCCTATTTTAATTTTAACACTGTTTTTATAAATAGTAGCATGAGGGACAAGGAGTAGCTACCTTGAAAGACTGTCTATATCAGTAATAGGCACGCTGTGTTGTCTGGTATTGGTAGTTTTATACGTAGTTAATTTTGATTGGATATGAAATTATTAATAACAGACAAAACTTTCTCTTTATCACTTAAATAATCAGTTTCGTTTATCACCAATAGATCAATGCCTAAATAACTACACTGCTCTATCTTTATTTCATAACTACACTGCTCTATCTTTATTTCATCATTAACTTTTCTATCAGGAAATGAATGTCAGTATTCACCATTATATTCAATGGCTTTATTCAATTTAGGTAATCATACATCAAGCTCAAGATAACGCTTTGTATCTGGATTCAACACCTGTGTTCTATCATTGCACACCACATTGGGTATTATTGTTTTAACATATTCTTGTATTTCCTGTTCTGCTTTTGAAGTGCCATTGTCACAACACACAGAACACCTGTGACCAAGACTAAAATTAGCTCATGTTGGGTAATATATATGCCCTTTATCACATTTAACTGTTAATTTATTATGGGCACCATTATATTTACTTAACAATTTATAATTCTTAATAGATTCAATCTTCTCTTTAATATATTCATGTGTGTATCCAATTCCTCCATAACATTCAGGACACTTACACTTATTATTAAAATTACACCAAGCTGTTTCATATATATGGCCTTTATCACACTTAATTTTTAACTTGTTTTTATTAAATGATTCTATATCGCCAAGTAGTGAATAACCATCAACCAATTTTACTTGTTTCTTAACATAATTAAATGATAATTTTTTATTTTTTGAACACACAGAACACCTATGTCCTTTTTGGAAATTAGTTCATATAGGATAATATACATGGCCTTTATCACATTTAACTGTTAATTTTGTTCTAGCATTAACATATTCTGTGCTTAAAAGAGCGTATCCATATGATTCTATATATTCTTTAACATATTCATAAGTATATTTAATGTTATTGGCACATATTGGACATCGTTTGCCTTGCTTAAAATGACCAAATGATGCCTTATATTTATGGCCTTTATCACACTGTATCTTTAATTTTACTGATTGATTAATGTATGTAGTGCTTAAAAGTGTATATCCTGTTTGGTTGATTTGTTCTTTGACATAAGCGTATGTGAGTTTTTTTGGCATGGTCAATCTCCTTGTTAGATTATGGTGAGGTTAGAATGTTATAAACAAGGTAAACATTCAAGGTAGCTACTCCCTGTCCCTCGTGTACTATTTATATTATTATATCAAATCTTTATCTAAAATTAAACAATATTTTATAAATAGTAACAAATATAAAGGAAAATATTAATGAGAAAATTTAAATCATATTTAAGTGAAAAGACTACTAAAAAAGAGTTTGAAGCAGCATTAACAAATAAAAATATCAAGGCTGGATGTGAGTTTGAGTTTTATTTAGATGAGGAAAATAGAAATGAGCCAATAATTGACACAGCTTTCTTTGATAGATTAGAAAGACAGTCTGATAAACAAATAGAAAGAATTAATGCTAATATTGAAGATTATAATGATGAAATACAATCGCATATGGATAGAGCTGAAAAATTAAGAGAAGAAGTGGATAAGTTAGAAGAAAAGATTAGTGATATAGAAACTAATATAGAAGAAGTAGATGGTAATATAACTGATAATAAGATTGATATGATAGCGAATGATGATAAGGATGAAGTCACTAAATTACAGAAGGAAATTGATATATGACAGGATGATATTGCTGATTTAACTGATAAAATAGAAAACATACAAAGTGATATAGATGATAAAAATCGTGACATAGACTGAATAGAAGATGGTGATATGCAAGACGAAATGTGAGAACAATATGAGCCAGCACCATCAACATATGATATATCAGAATTTATGTCACTGGTAGATGAATTAGAGAGTGTTGGATATATTATAGAGCATTTATCACAAAGTAGTTACAATGAAAAGTTATTCGATCTGTTTGAACATGGTGTAATACCAAACACTGATGGTTTGTTTATTGAATTTTTTGATTATTATCTTGATCATTTATTAAGTGAACCACCATTTGGTAATGATGCTGAAATTGATGAAGACTATATACAAAATGAACTTAAATTTCCCTATACTTTTAGCCCTGGATGGGAAGCTAAACCCGATGGATCACTAGATGAAGGTGGTGTTGAAATAGTAACACCACCAGAAGCATTGCCTGATTTGATGGACATCATAGAAAAAGTATTTTTATGGATTGATGACAAGGGATATACAGATAAATCATGTGGATTTCATGTTCATATGTCATTACAAAATAATCATGAAATTGATCCACTTAAACTGTTGTTATTCTTTGAAGAAGGCCTTGTATATAAGAACTTTAAGGATAGGATAGGTAATTCTTATGCTACTGGAATTAAGAAAGGGCACTTTGATCAAATTGAACCATTTACATATGATAACATCATTAAAATAGCAAAGAAAGAGAAGCTTGACAAAGAAATGAACACATCTAAGTATATGGGTATCCATTTAATTGAATTAGAGAAAAACCATGTTGAATTCAGATATATGGGTTCTACTGACTATCATAAGAAATTTAATGATGTGCGTGAAGTAATAGCAAATTATGCTCATTGATTAAGTATAGCGTGTGATCCTGATTATAAGAGAAGAGAATATATTACTAAGGTTGCAAGATTAACTAATTATTTCAATGCGTTATATTTGAATGGAGTGATCGAGCAATGAAAAAAACTAAGTAAGAAATTATCACCAAGCAAGAAACGACAGAAGCAAGCTGAGATGGTTATTAAGCCGTATATTGCTAAATTCAAAGCACTGCCTAAGTTAAAATCATATAAAATAAATAATTCAAAGTTAAAAACATCTATTAATGATATGATGGTTGATTTATTTATTGAAGTTGGGAATAAAGGGAAATAATAAATGAAATTTAAAGATCACTTGAATGAAAGTTCATTGTCAAGTAAAGAAATTATTAAAAAAATTGGAGAAAAATATATAAAAAGTGATGATAGTTATGTTGATCAAATAGATTTGACGTTTAAATCAAATTT